TGGACCAGATCCAGAGTATGTTCGTGCGCTACAACGATGCGCACTACTTCACGGACTCGTAAGTTCTGTTGGGACCTCTCGATCGCACGAGAGACAACAGCATCGAATATTCTTACAACGCGACTGTTCAAGTTGTTTTATGACAAGCGCCAGCGCAGCAGCGCACACAGTGACAAAGCTACCTAGCGCGGTCCAGTCCATTTGATGTCTAGCAGAGATCATTATATCCACCCCCCGACCGAAGGTCGGAACGGAGGTCACCCACCGCCCGCAGGGCGGAACGCGTAACCGCCACCCGGCCCTAGCGGCGAGCGCCTGTGATTTTTTTTTTGATGCTCAGGGTCGACCCGCAGGGTCGTGCCCTGAGGCGAGCGCAGCGAGCGGATATTTATTAATACAAAAAAAATTTGTGACAGTTGTGACAGTGGTTTAAAGAAAAAGGGTAGGGGATTTTGGAAGTCGTTCCAGGGTGCTTGCCACCCGCCAAAATCCCCTGACGTGCAGCGCTCACTCGTCGCACTGGGGTTCGTAGGGCCGCGGAACAAGTTCCTTGTCGTCGATGCCCCAGAAACGCCACCGGTCTTGCGACAGATACCGGATATCGGGGAATTCGTTCATGAAGACCCAGATCCGAGGCGAGTCAAACCACCAGGATTTGTACGAGTACCGCAGGTCAAAAACCTTGCCTTTTTTGATCTGTTCGATCGCCGTGAAGAGCCCGAAGAGTTTGTCTTTGCTCTGGGACCGCGGCATATCAATGTAGATGACCCGCGGCTTGCGATTGTCCGTTGCGTGCAGAATGTCACACAGCGTAGCGGTCAGCAGCGTCCCGTCGTTGAGTGTTGGCATGTCGATATGGCCGTGCTTTAGCTCGCCGAGAGACGCGATGGTAGACTTACCCGAGCAACCAGCTTCATCAACGATGCAGTCCACGAAACGTTCGTTGCGTTCGGAATCGGCACCCGATTCGATTAGCGCCCTTTGCCAGGGATACAAGTCTTGAATTTTGTTCAAGTGCCACGGAACATACTGTGGCTTGTCCTTGTCAGACCAAGGACCCTCGACACGCGTGTCAGCCTTCATGACATAGAACGCGTCCTTGTCGTAGTTGGCTTTAGCCGTCGGAGCGCAATAATTGGGAAGCGGCAAACTGATGCTCTCGAACAATTTTGCGAGTTCAGCGCCACGTCTCACTTTGAAAAGGTTCAGACGGCCCTGCCAGTGAACGTACCCCCCGTCGCCCTTTTCAATTTGAAACACGAAGCGCCGCGCGATTTGCGACAGCTTGTCCATCAGCTCGTCTGACGTATACATGTCGAAGTTGGCACGGAAGTCCCATACACGACACTGATTTTTGTAGTTGAAAATCGAGTTTTCAGCCATGATGATTTTTGTTGGTGACACATAAAATTTCTCGCGTCGCGAAATGGGTTCGCACATCGAAACTTTTTTTCTGTGACCAATGTCAAAACTTGGTCCAAAAATGCCCCCGAAGCGATCACGTACCCCATCAACCCGAGTCGGATTTCGAGGACCTCGAGTCAAAAGAGCTCGAACCATGAAAAAGGTCTCGAAACGTGGTGCCTACAAGCCCTCGGTTAAGAAACAGATGGTACGCCGCCGTGCGGCGATCGTGGAAACGAAACAGCGCGTGCACAGCGACATCGCGTATCTCAACGGATACCTCCCAGGTGCGCAGAATTATACCAACCCACTGAACCCACGTCCGATTCCCGTCGACGATGCGTTCACGATGCTACCACTACGTAGTTGGACCCGAATGAGCCACGGCTTTGAGGAGTACCAATGTGTTGGGAACAACATATTCAGCAAGTACCTGAACTTGAAGGTCGAGCTTCAGTTTCCGGACGGAGAGCGGGTAGATTTCCCGTCGACAAAGACACCCGGAACGTGGATCACCCCGGTCAACAAAATGATCGAGAAACCCACAAAGGTCTATTTGATCTGCGGTTGGATCACCAACCCGATGAACTACCCGGTGGATAACACACCGTCACCCAGTTTGCCGAAGCAGTCGGATGCAACGATCACTGCGCTCGATAATTACATCGTGCAGCAGCTTAAAGTCTTCTTCGATGACGACGAGGACAAGTTGCAGTTCCGCCCGAAGAGTACGACGAATATCAAGATCGAAAAGTACACGCAGTTTAAGCCTAAGCTGGGGAGCGCCATCGCGACACAAGCCGTGCCGTATCACGTTAGCGCGCCACCAGGCGAGCTTGGCCCCGCGGTTGGATACCGTGCCCAAGGTTCGATCCCGAACGTGCGCAAGAGCCACACGTGGAAGACCATGCGCAAGATGCCCCTGACCCAAGGTCAAGATGCGGGCTACACCGTCGATAAGCAAAATCTGTACCCCAACAATTCGTGGGTGCCGTTTGCGATAATCTACAACCCGAACTTTGCCGATCAGGCAGCCGAGTTTGTAGTCGACGACGAAACCGGCGAGTTGGACCAGATCCAGAGTATGTTCGTGCGCTACAACGATGCGCACTACTTCACGGACTCGTAAGTTCTGTTGGGACCTCTCGATCGCACGAGAGACAACAGCATCGAATATTCTTACAACGCGA